GTTTCGAATGCGGAACCGATTACTTCTGAGATTTTCTTCTCTCCCTCAACACCCTGCTCTCCAGGCGAAGCTTCCTCACCCTGAACAGATTTATCGAAAGAATTAAGCAATTCTCTCATTTCTTCGATTCCCTTTTTGAGTTCTATTTCAATTTCTTTGAATCGGGTTACAATCTTAGCGGCTGAATCAAAGGGCTGCATATACTTGTCTTTCTTGAATGCCTCATCAATTATATGAGAAACCTTTATCTGTTTTTCCTCTTTGGGTTCCGCTTTGATTTGGGTTTTCTTTTCGAGGTATTCATCGAGGGTAGAAACTGATTCGAGGATGTTAATAAGACTTTTAGTCTTGACTGTGCCTTCTTCAATCATCCTACGCATTGATTCAATGTTAGATGGGATTGTTATCAGGGATATTTCTAAAGGACCCCAATCAACCCATATACGCCTTACATCCTTTACATCAGCATTGATATTATGTTCTAATAATATTTCTTGCATAGTTGTTTCGTCATCGACATACCCATATCCCTTAAAAGTATGAGAAACGGTTTTTAGATGATTGTCTTCAACCAAAGACTTCACCTCTTGGGCGAATTGTGTTTTCCCAAAACGAGGAGAAAAACGTATCCTATCACCCATATTCTTAATCCATTTACAAGAGCCAACTGTAGAACGAACAGAGAAACTATGGTCGGCTTGGATGATTGGGTTTTTCCTGTAATCATCTAATCTGCAACCCGGGTATTTAGAACTTGAAACCAATAAAATTTCCTTATCCCTATCAAGTATTTGAACAGTCATATCAAAAACAATTTCATCTTCGCCTTTTTGCCCTTTTTGTGTTGTTATATCAGCAATGTAAAACTTCTCTATTGTTTGCTTAATTTCATCTGTAATGGTTTTTATTTCCAATTTTTACCTCCTACATTGTGTAAGAATGGGTTGGAACGTCATTGCATTGACAATTGATTATGTTATTTGCCGAGGCTCCCATAGATTCATCGCCCGGGTGCAGTAACTTTTCGCCATTCACGAAATAAGCCTCATCGATACCGACAGTCTGCCCGTGAGCCGCTAAATGCCACGCCCTCTCTCTCCCACTACCAGAAGTAATCCAGGTAGTTGTTTGAATGCCTGCGTGTTTCATGTAGTCATGGGACGCCTTATTGGCGGCGACTGAGGTCTCGGTTCTTGAGATTGTGCCTGCTCTCCATTCGTTCATCCAATCGCCAGAAGTAGGCTTGTACCTCGATTCAACTTCTTTTGCTATGCTGGCAAGAGTGCGATCTTCTTTAATCCCGTTCGTAATTATTTCCGATAATTGTTTGACATCCGTTCCAGCTATACCCTTCCATGTATCCTCAAGTTTAGCGTAATGCTGTATCAAATACCTTTGCAGCATATCATTAGGCAGTTCTACCCCAAGCTCACTTGCTCTCTGAATTATCATCCTTTCGATGGCTTCTTTGATAAACCCGTTGTTATGCTTAGCAAATTCACTTGCGATTATTTCAGGCGCGATTAATACCGCTCCCGAGACAATATCAGGGTCTTCCGATTTAGCGGATTTATAACTTCTTAATTCCTGCCCTATCTTCTTGCCTAACCAGTTCCAAACAGGGTATAAACCCCTTACCCTCATTTCTCCTTCAAGCTTCTCCTGCCATGTCCGGAAAACTTTGTTTGACTTCTCACCAAAAACCAGAGGTTCATAAACTTTGATATTCGGGACTTGTATCTTCTCATCCGGATATTCGGTTTTGGCTCCCGTTGTCTGTGCGGATTTAGCGGTCTTACTGCTGTTCGTGCTTTCTCCTTCTGTGTAACCGATAGGCATAAGAACCCTGTCCGCTCCCGGATAAGTTTCCCATCCCTTCTCGAGTCGGATTTCTTCTCTGCTTCTTACAGCATTTTGGATGTACTTGACATTGTTTTCCGCTTCGAGTTCAGGGTCAGGCGGCAAGGCATAGAAATATCTGAAATCTATATCCTCATCCGACAGGAGATAACTGTTTATTGTTCTCTGTATTCTTTTAGCGACCTTGAAGGTCTTGAAAGATTTAAAGACAATCTTAGCCTCGTACATATTCGAGCGGTTGACCTTCTCGGTTACACCGGCTAAGAGCATAGGAACCTTGAAACACATATAGAGTTCTTCTACAATCTTTTTCTTAATATCGAGTAAGCCTATATCTTTAGGGGAGAATCCCGGACCATCTTTGACATCATAATCTTTAGGAACGCCGATAATCTTTCCTGAGTTCTTCGCTCCCGCGGCAGTCCTTCTCAATTCTACAACTAATCGCCTATTGTTTGTATCATTCCCACCGGTAACAAGAGCGGAAATGACCCCCATATTATTGAGTATGGCTTCTTCAAAGTCCTCGATACTGTCAAAGCGTTTGACCTGTGATTCGAGGGATTGGACTGTGCCTTTCCCGTATCCGTGAGGATTGCCAGGATTAGGATATTTAAAGTGTATAATCTCATCAATGTCAAAGTGCATATATGACCCTGCTTTCAGGAGCTTATACCCGTTCCAGTTCCCAGCATTGTCATAATCAAACTGTGTATGCTGAGCGGGAATAAAGAACATCTTCTTGATTCCTACCCTGCGAAATTTCTTAGGATACCACCAATAAGCGTCACCACCTATCTCGAGGCAACCAACTGTATTAAAAATAAAGTCCTGCCAATCCATTCTTTGATTCGGGCGTTGGAAGAAAGGCAAGTATTCGGAATTATCGATTTTGTCCTGTCCGGAGAAAAAGCCCCAATCCATATCCTGCACGTCTTCACCTATCAGATCGATACAGTTCTTGATATGATGTCTATACTTGCGATAGAACTCTCCGAGTGTAAGGGATTGTCCTGTTATCCCGAGAAAGTCAGTGCTTATATTCGCATAGGTCTCGAATGAATCATAGCCCTTGCTTTCTTCTGTGATAGTTTCAATCTCTTTTATCTTGTCTTCTACTTCAACCGGACCTTTTAAGCCCTTTAGTAAATTAAACATTTTCACCCCACATGACAGAAAGGTTTGACATAGTCCTTAGTACCTAATCCCATATATCTCATATCATCAGGAGCGTCATCGTTAGCCTTCACTGGCGTATCCTCAATTGGCTTACCGTTTCTGTCTGTTTTATTTTGATATGCCCTATCTTGTTCGTAAGCATGAGGGCATTTGTCTATGTCTATAACAATCTGAAATTTCCTTATGTGTTTAATAGAATCGGAAACTGAACCGGCGTACTTCTCAACAGGTTCGACATTAACCCCGGCGTCCTCTAAATCACCTATCCCTTCCGGGTCTGCTGAATCCGCGAAAGAAGGAACGTGTCTCGGGTTCAATCCGTTATCTTCTACCATTTTTACAATCATATCGCCAAAGTCTCTGTCCTTGATGTACGAACCGAAGACCTCATCCATGACATATATTTTGTCTCGGGTTAGATTATAGAGATGAGCGCTTGATGGGTGGACCCAGCCAAAGTCAATACCGACAAAAGGATTGTCGGGTACACCCTCGAATTTGCCTGCAACTATATTCTTCCATATCCTGTCTTCAACAACATCTATCCCCCATTCACCAACAGCATACCGCAAATAATAGCCTTTGTCTTGGTCCTTATATGCCATAAGTTCATCCTTGACGTCTTGAGGTAAAGCAGGGTTATCATCGAGAGCGAAATGTACTTTAGCGGCTTTTCCTTGCTGGGAAAACATATCGTATAACTCATAAATCCAATGCTCAGAAGTAGCGGGAGGATTGAAAGAAAAGAAGGCTTTCCTTACACCCGGAAGCCTTAAATTAGGCAATATTTCGGTAATATCTTGCTTCTGACATTCAGGTGGCTCTTCAAACCATACAATGTTCAAATCTAAAGACTTTAAACGTTCATTCTTCCCCTTATCCGAAAGGAATAACGGAGCAAAATGTGTAACCGAACCATTCGCAAACCTATACTCGGCAGGCTGGCTTTCATGCATATATCCGTTTACTCCCATTTCATCACACACCGCAAGGAAGTCCTTCATCGCGGTTATCCGGAGAGAAGACATCGCCTTTCTTGTTACCAATTCAACTAAGCCTGGATATTCTAACGCGTAATTAACAAGAAATCGTGCAAAGCTTTTACTCTTACCTCCTCCACGTCCACCATATCCAAAGATGTATTTCTCATCCATGTAATAAATCTCAGGATGAGCGACATACATTTCTAATGCTTCGTCAGTCTCAATTATCGTTTTCATCTGGCTTAAGGTCCTTTATGTCTTTTAGAACAACTATCTTTTGAATCCCGGTCTGAGTCATATCGACCTTTTTCTTCTCCGCGTAATCCTCGTCGAACCGTTCAAGGAATAATTTACTGTCATTGCTGTTTATCTCGGAACGTCTAAACACATTTTTCCAGACATCAGATAACGAAG